GCTATTGCACACTTTGGGGCTGCATCTGCTGCCGTTCAAAGTGGAACCGACCCCGCTGAGGTTTATCAAACCCTGTACGGCTCTATCAAGAGCTCTCAGTTTGAAACAGATCCTAGGAAGATTAACAAGTATGTCCGTGAGCACATCATCAATGTGGCCAAGGGCATGGGTCAGCGGGGTATTGCATACCTAGAGGGCTTGAAAGGTGTCCAACAAGTTCCCGGTATGAAAGGCACTGAGCTTGGCACTGGCCCCTATGCCGTTGAAATCGACAAAGCCATCCGAGAAATACGGACCGGTGCTGTCACTGACTACCGGACCACCAAGTCTGAGCAAGCTATCTCTCTTGATGCACAAAAGTCCGAGTATCAACGGGCCATTATGGGTGCACAAACTGAGGAGCAGCGTGTTCAGCTGGCTGAGCAATACGAAGCAACTCTTCGACAGCGTGTGATGGGTGGAGACCAAGCTGCCCTCACTGAGCTGCAAAGTCAGATCTCCATTGATAACCGATACAACCCTAATGCCTTCGGCGAGTTGATGGATCGAGTGGCCCAAGGTGAGACCATCTCCCAGACGCAACTCAATGAGCTTGCAGATTCTGGTTCTATCACCTCTAAACAGGCTACTTCTGTCAAAGAGGCTGCAGGTAATAACTTTGTAGAGGCTATAGGTGCAAAGCTGAAGCCTTATCAATCCGGCTGGAAAAAGAAGACCGCACAGTCGCTTATGAAGGCCTTCAAGATCCAGGGAGGATCACAGGATAGGGCCGAGGTTGCTATTTACGCCGACGATGCTACCCGCATCCTCAATGAGCGTATGGCTGACTGGATGTCTCAGAACGAAGAAGCCTCCCCTGCACAGATTGCAGAAAAGGCTGACTCACTGATTAAAGACATTATTGAGGAAAAGGTTGTCACACCTGAAGGCAGCTTAATGAAGCCTGTCTATGACTTTGGCACCCCTCAAGTACCCACCAAGCCTTACAAGAACCCTGTGACCGGGCAACAGGCCCGCAACTTGCAGTTTATGACGACTGATCAGCTGCAAGCATTAAATAAGGACGGCAGTGCTGATAACGATCTTGATATTTACAATGACACACTTATCACACAAAACCAGTTTACTGAAGAGGTTGAGCGAATGCAGTCTGGGGGTGATTTCAGCCCTCGCATTAAGCAGCTTGCTCGTGTCGCTAATGTCACCCCGCGCAACCTTGTCTACGCACAAGCCGTCGGGAAAGGTATAGACCTGGATTCTCTACTTGTAAAAGATGAGGGTTCAGGCGCTGAACCAACTGACATCGTATCTGGTACTAGATATCTGCAGACCTTGGGCTTTAGTGCTCGTGGTTCTGCATACCTCGCAGCCAACATCCAACAGGAATCTTCCTGGAATGGTATGCGTAGCTGGGGTGCGGTATTTAACCCCACCACTGGCGAAATGGATGGGACTAGCCGTAACGGCGGTCTGATCTCCTGGGCTAGCTGGGCTACTGCCCCTGCTCGACTTGGAGCTATTGAAAACTATCTGGGTAAGCCTATTGAACAGGCTACTCATTCAGAACAACTGCAGGCAATGGTCTGGGAGATGGAAACCAACTCTCGGTTCGCTAATGCACGTAGGACGTTCAGAGATCCGAATGCCACCGATGCACAGCTGCGGCGTGCTTCTTATGAGTATTGGGGTTATGGCCATGAAGGTGTGAACCGATTTGGCTCTTACTTAGACAAAGCATTAAGCGCAATTAATGGATAGCATTAATGAGGCATACGCTCAACAGGCTGCGGCCGAAGAGCAAGCCGCTCAAGAACGTTTAGAAGCTGAAGCTGCTATGTCTGTTCCTTCCACCCCCGAGGTGGAGGAGCAGGCCCAGCCTGAACAGCAACAACAAGAACCAACAGGGAAGATCGACAACCCTATCGGTCAGTTAATGGAAGAGGCTAATGTCTCGATCCGTGACTTTATTGATAACACCTTTCAGGGAAACCAGCGGTCTCGTGAAGAGATTGTTTCTGATAGACAAGCCTTTAGGGCTGAAAGTCAGAAGAAAGGACAAGAATTACAAGAACGAATCGATCAAGACTCTGGCCTTCTCGCTGAAGGTACACGAGCTGTGGTTGGTGGTCTTGCAGGTGCTGTCGAAGGAGTTGGCGAGACCGCTGAACTCATTAAGGACACCGTTACCGGTGAGGCCTTCAAGGACGGCTATGAGGCTGCCGATTGGGATCTAGGCATTACTGAGAATAGGACCCAGGTGGGCAAGTTTGCTCGAACCATGGTGTCTATGCTCACCGTAATGCGTGGCGCCGGTGCAGCTGGTGTGAGCGTTGGAGGTGGTGGTTCTGTTGCTTCCCGTTTGGGAACTGAAGCAGCTCGTGGTGCTATCGCTGACCTGATTGTTAGTCAGGACGATGAGAACCTGACCAACATGCTGGAAGACATGGGCCTGCCCCATATCTCCGCTCTGGCTGTTAACGACGAGGATGGTCCCTGGTCAGCCCGTCTAAAGAACATTGTTGAGGGTGGCGTCTTTGGCGTTGCTGTTGACGGTGTTGGTGAAGTTCTCGGAGCTATCGCTAAGGGACGTGCTGCTGTAAAAGCAGGTAAGTCGGCAGACGAGGCTGTTGATGAAACTATCAAACAGCTGGAGCTGAACCTTGAGTCACGTCCTGGTAAGGATGTGCGTGAGGCCACTCAGACTGAGCTTGGGAGCTCTCCTTCTAAGCCTGCTCTGTATGAGCCTTCCGACGCAGCTTCCCGTACTACGGAGCACACTGCGGCTCAAGCTGCTGTCTCTCAATTCAAGCAAGGCAATCTTCCGCAGACATCAGCTAAGCCCATGCTGACTGATGCTGCATTTAAGAAGATCGTCGAGCCTCGCGCTGCACAAGGCATGACGGCTGACGCCATCGGTGAGCTTGAGGACGTCATTGTCCGCACTGCTAGCAGCATGAATGCTGAGGAGCTTGCTAAGGAGCTGGGGCAGAGCACAGACGAGACTGTTAGTCAGGCTCTCCGTGCTGTTGCTGACTTCCTTGGTGCTGATACCACCGAGGCAGGTCTCAAGGCTTTTGCTGATAAAGGCATCACATTCACCACCAAGCGTGGTGTGGTGGCTGAGCGCGAAGGTGTGGTTGCTGTTAAAACCCTCATCGGTGATACGGCTAACCAGATCAACGAAACCGCAGCCAACATTATGGATGCGGCTAACACTGGAGCTGATGCAACTCGTCAGGTAGAGATGCTGGGTGATCGACTTAAGGCTCTCCTGCGTCTACATAAAACCTCCTCTGTTCACTACGGTGGTGGTTTGGCTGGCTTCAAGATCGGTGGCCTGCGTGGCGTGTTCGATTCTTCTGGAGCCCTGGCCAAAGAGATCGCTGATAACGACAAGTTCATCGACAATATGGTCGATCTTGCTCGTAAAGGTGACCCGAAGGCTATTAACGATTTTAAGAATACAGCTAATGCACTTGTTTTAGCTGGTGGTGACCCTGGTAAGCAGCTGAGCTTCTGGCAACAGGCCCGCAAGCTTGGCACTCAGGAAGCCATGAAGAGCATGTATAACTCCATGCTTTCTTCTCCCCTTACTCACGTCCGTAACTTCGTAGGTAACACTGTTGCTGCCACCACTCGTCCTCTGACGATGGCTATTGGCCGTGGCGTAACTGGTGATCTGCAGGGTGCAAGAGCTGCTCTTGGTTCCTTCCATGCCATCAGTGACAGCCTCACTGAAGCTTGGACGATGGCAGGTGCTGCCTGGAAGAACGGCGCCCCCTCCGGTGGTAAGTACATAGACCAGTCAGCCGAGATGGCTAAAGAGCTGGAGCAGCTGCGTGCCACTGCACAGACTCCTGGTGAGCGTGGTGCTGTGTTCTTCATGACCAAGCTGCACGACCTCAACAACAATCCCTGGGCGACTTATCCGTCCCGTGCATTGACTGCCGGTGACGAGATGTTTAAGACCCTGGTGGCTCGTATGGAGATGAAGCGTCAGGTATTCGACGAATCTCTCATCAAGACAGGTACTGCCAAGTTTGATCCTGATGCCTACGCCCAGAAGCTTCAAGAAAAGCTCGGACGGAATGGTGAGATTGTTGATGAACAACTTAGAGAAGTCACAACCGAAGCCACCTTCCAGCAAGAACTGAGGGGTGTGATGAAGGCTGTAGACAACCTCACTAAGTCTCATCCTGTATTCACCTATCTGATGCCTTTTGTCCGTACACCCCACAACCTCATGGTGTACGCCGGCACGCATACCCCAATCATCAATAAGTGGTTCCAAGAATACGACATGGTGATGAAGGGCACTGATGAAAATGCTAAGGCTGTGATGCGTGGTCGTGAAGCCCTTGGCTGGTTGACCATCACCACTGGTATTGGCATGGCTGCTTCTGGTGTAATGACTGGCAACGGTCCTGTGGATCCCCAAAAGCGTGCTGCCTGGCTTAAGACTCATCAACCCCAGTCAATCAAGGTCAATGGAAAATGGGTGTCCTATGGCTCTATTGAACCTCTAAACACCATCTTTGCTGCTGTTGTTGACCTTACTGAGCTTGCTAAGGCTGGTGATGCTGCTTCTTATGACCGTTCAGTTGGTCAGCTTGCATATACAGTCGCACAAGCAACCTTTAATAAGTCCTACTTCCAAGGTTTGACTGCTGCAGTTGAGACTCTGAACCCCAATAACCTCGCCAAAGAGGGTTGGGTTGAGAAAGATGTTTACAAGGCACTTAACTCGTTTATCCCCCTCAGTGGTGCTCGTCGTCAGCTCTCCAAGGCCCTTGAGCCTGCAATGCTGGATTGGCGTGGTGAGTACGACAGGGCTCTTAACACCGCCCTCCCTGGATACGCTGCCATTAATGGTCTGGAGAAGATCGATATCTTCACCGGTGAGACCATGTATACCGAGAACACCAACCTCTTGAACTGGTTCCTGCCATTCAGCATCAAAGACGTTGAAACAGACCCTGTTCTGGTCAACATCGCTGATAAAGGTATCGACATCAACGCAACTATCGAGTCTGCTAATGGTGTTGAGCTCACTGCTACTGATCGTGCTGCGATTGATAAGTTGACTGCTGAGACTGGTCTCCATGATGAACTGAAGCGTCACTTCGCTGAGCCTTGGTTCAAAGAGGACTACAAGAACTGGGAGAAAGCAGACAACAAGGGTGAGATTCGTGATGCCCTTTGGTATAGCGAGACCATCCGTATCATCCAGGATGCACGTCGTCGTGCTGTGGACTACTACGCCGGAACTAACGAGGAGTTTGCTGCTCGCAAGTCGGCTGCTGATATGCAGAAGTACCGGGCTGGTATGGGCAACTATGACCTACCCGATGAAATCCAGGCAATTTTAGACGCTAACTAAAAGCAATCAATGGCCCAAGTACAAAACCAATACGTAGGGGACGGGGCAACCCGCCTCTACTCTTTTACATTCCCCTATATTGACGAGAACGATATCCAGGTTCGCCTCGATAACGTTGCAACAACTGAATACACGCTGGCCAACGCTACTACTATTGAATTCAACACCGCGCCTGGGGATGGTGTCATCATCCTTATCCGGCGGCAGACTTCTCTGGAGCAAATCGCTGAGTTCTTCCCCGGATCTGCTATCCGTGCGCAAGACCTGAACGATAACTTCACTCAAACCCTGTACGCCGTCCAGGAATTTGGGGATGGTCAAGACCCTGACAAGGACAAACTGCCTCTGAATGGTGGCACAATGCTGGGTCCCATTGTCTTTTCGGACAATCAACAGGGCTTAGGCACACAGGTCAGCCCCACACCTCCTGTGAACGCTCAGGATGGCGACACCTGGTGGGATACTGTGTCTGGTAAGACATTTGTTTACTACCAAGACGTAGATAGCTCTCAATGGGTTGTATCTTCTCCAGACGGTGATTTAGATACCTACACCTACCCAAGTGGTGCCGCCCGGTCGATCACTGAACGACTGACTGACTACGTATCGCCCAAAGATTTTGGTGCGGTGGGTGATGGTGTTGCTGATGATACCGCAGCTCTCAGATCGGCTCTTCAAACCGGCAAGCCCGTTGATGGTCTTGGCCTTACATACCTGATTAGCTCTACGATCACAGTTGGCAACCTTCATTCTTTTAAGAATGCCACTGTTACTTACCCTAATTTGGGTGATCAGTCGGGTGGTCAAGTACTACGCATTACCAATGGTGACTTTGTACTTGATACAGTCAAGATTATCTATGGAGATAGCCCCTTCAGGTCTACATCTGGCCCTAATGGTGGCCTAAATGAGTACCAAGGTCTGCGGATTGAAGGCGACGGCACTCGCCCTAGCAACTTTACCGTCCGTGATTGCTTGTTTACAGGCGACGGATCAGGCACGCACGTATTTATCGTCAGCTGCGACGACTTCAGCCTCACCGGCTGCCACGTCTATGACAGTAAAGCACAGGATCCCCTGGGTACAGATGATCAGCTGCAGGCTTTTTCCATCCTGAACTGCAGCCGCTACACCATTTCTAACAGCACTGTACGGAATCTACTCACGTATGAGACTCGTCCGTTCGCTAACACTGGTGTAAACACCCAAAACACCTACACCAACATCAATACAAGAGCCTTCGTCAACGCGATGGGTTCTGACTACTCAGTAGTCGGATGCCATGCCACACTTGTGGACCAGGGCTTTGATGTTACTGGCAGTGGTGTAAACACTCGGTGGATCTTCAGCGCTTGCACAGCATATAAATGTGGTGCGATTGGCTTTAAGTGTGCCAATGGTCCCAGCTTTGGTATGTTCTCAGACTGTATTGCTAAAGAGGTAGGACTCTATTCCTTCCTGGCTAGCAGTAACACCGATCTGAATGATCATGATATGGCCCGGTACATCAGCATTAACAACTGCAAGGCCATCGATGCAGGCACAGCCACCAGCCTTGACTGGGATTTCTTGGGCAACGGCTCCAAAGCCTTTGCTGCCCTGGCTGGTGACACCTCTGATACTAACTTCCTGCCACTTCGTGTTGAAATGCATGGATGCTCGGTGTATCAGGAGAACTCTACTGTAGATATTGCTTTCTATAGCACTCAAGTTCTTCCAGACATCGCCGATGGGGATACTTTCGGAGACAAACCACTAGGAACCATCCTCCGCGACTGCTCTGCTTATGCAACTGCACCCGGAGCTATCAATACAAGATTTGATGGACCTATTGGCCCTGTATTTTGTAATGTTATTCTAGGTAATTCTGTAAATATTACGAGTCAGGCCGGTAGTTGGTTCCCTATTCCGTTTGAAAGCGAGGTTACTGACCCGTTTAACATGCACTCCAATGTTGACCGCCCAGATCGTATCTACCTCAGAGAGCCAGGTATCTATACAGTCGATTGTAATGTTTCCACTTCAGAGCGTCCTGATAATTTAGCGCTTCGTTTGAAGAAAGGCGGCAATGAGGTGACAACTAGCTGGGCATCAGAGCGCGGTCTTAACCAAGGGATTCCAAATGGAATTCATCTTTCTTGGTCAGGCTATGTAGATTCTCCTACCCACCTCAGCGTTGAAATACTTTCGTTCTTTGGTAATGAGTTCCCAGGCACAACATTTCTAGAGCTGTTTGGTGATCGAACAATGATAACTGTAACACGCCTTAGTTAAACCTCTTTACCAAATAATATGTCTTTAAACTTTCCAATCTCCCCCTCTGCGGGGGAGGAATTTTCTGCGTCTAATGGCGTTACGTACCGCTGGGACGGTGAGAAGTGGGATAGCATCACCTCTTACCCATCTGGCGGTGGTGGTGGCGGTGGCGGTGGTAGCACTGGCATTCCAGAAGCCCCTAATGATGGCCAACAGTATGGACGTCAAAACGAATCCTGGACTGTAATCGTCCCCAACGGTGGAGGCGGTGGTGGTGATGGCGCTAGTGGCTACACCAACGTTAGAGATCTAGGTGCTGTAGGAAACGGCTCAACCGATGATACCACTGCTATCAACAATGCTTTGCAGCTTGGCGGTAGCGTCTACTTTCCTGCAGGTACCTATCTGGTCACCTCGACGATCACTGTTGAAAACAAAGGTCTCCACATGTATGGGGATGGTCAGGCTTCTCGGATCGTATTTGATCCGGGTAACGAGGGTGATGACTTCCTTAGACTCCTGTATAACGATGGCACGCCTAACCCCAATCAGGCTTACGCTATCTCTAATTTAGTTATTCACGCTAAGACTAACAAAGCCTGTGGTACGGGCGTTAAGTTGCACTTCACTGGTGGCTCAACGCTTGTCGGAGTCGCAAATAAACTTACGTTTACTAATGTAGATATCGGAAGTGAGTTTGCTTCTGATGCTGATAGTGGTTACTTCAAAAAGGCTCTGCATCTGCTGAACTCAGCTGGTGTTGTCGGTACTAACCTCAACATCTACACCAACTCCAAGACAAAAGTGGAGTATGGCGTGACTGACTCTGTCGGCATCGATATTGAGAATTCCATGGCTGGTCATGCCATGATCCGTACCCTGTATCTAAATAACTTCTACATCCAGCGCTATCATACTGGCATCCGTGCTTATAGCAGTGCTGGTACTTCCTATAACTCTCTTGAAAGCCTCTACCTGAGTCAAGGTGAGCTTTTGGCTTCTAAGGCCCTGAGAATGGAGCGTATGGCTGCTATCACAGTCATGGGTATCCACAGTGACGTGCGGGATTACTTCTTTGATTCCAGCAACGACTATGGCGACATCCATTACGCATCTACTGTGCGTATTGTCGGTAATGACCTTAGAGCCAATCGTATCGATGGCGAGGATGTAACTACTCAGGACTACCTGATCAAGATCAAAGGTCAGCAGACCATGATCACAGGTAACAACATCATGTCATTTAAGACCACTGAAGGTGTTATCCAGACTGGTGGATCTAACTCTAACCAGATCAACACTGTTATTACAGGTAACCATTTTAGTGGGAACGGTAATTCTGGCTTCAATGTCCTGAATACTGCTGCAGGATCTAGGGAGATCACCTTCGGAGGTAACACTCTGGAAGCTTTTGGCGGTAACACGAACCCCATCACCAACGTTGTTGGCACCGAGTTGCTTGTCTACGGACAGCGTTCTGGTAACACCGTTTGATAACCACTTAACCATCTCTCATCAATTCATCCACCATGTAGTCACCCGACTGTCATGGTTAAAGAATTTATCAAATTACTGGAACAAATGACAAGCCCGGGTAAGACCTGGGCTTCTTTTGCTAGAAAAGCTCTATCTACCATGATGGCCGCCTCCTGCGGTGTGTTGGTATTCACTGGATATCAATCATTACAACGTAGTCACTGGGAAGACCTCCCTCTCCACACGGCAATTCAAAAAAACGGTGTGGCGAATGAGGTGCAACAATACCTAGACCACCTCGTAAGAGAACATGGTGATCATTTATTGAGCATCTGGGTTTATAGCTGGCCTGATGCCCGTACTCTTATACCCGTAGCTCACGCCGGGTTTCACGTCAATCCTGTACCCCTCGGGTATTTCAGGGTTACTGATGCTACTCCAGTAGGTCAGTTGGTTATGGAGCAATGCGCAACTCTAAAGAGATTAGATAAAAAACTAACTGCCTGTCCAATTATGACTGAAAACGACGCTTGGGGAGTGATTGTTTTCGAATGTAGTGCCGATAAACATCGCCCGGACAGGTGGCGGTCTATTTATGCAACCCTAGCACACAAACTCTCACACATTATTTACTCTGACAAATGAAAGGTATCGTTGTACAGGTCCTTCGTTGGGCCAAAGATTCTGTTCTTGAGTGGCTGGAAGGTCCCGAAGGACGCGCCCTGCTTGTGAAAGCTCTGCGTGACCTGGCGGCTCGCACCGACACCAAGATTGACGATAAGGCTGTTGAACTGGTGATCCAAGGTCTGGAGAACATCCAGGAGTTCTGATGGCTAAGCGGGCTAGCGAGGAGGCGTTTGAAGAGCTCCACGCACTCCTGACGAATGAAATTATTGCCCGGATCAAGTCTGGGGAAGCCACCACGGCTGACCTCCGTGCCGCCATTGATTGGCTGGCAAAGAATGACATTACCGGCGTTGCTGTCGAGGGAAGCCCCCTTGCTGGTCTCGCTGGTTTGATTCCGGAGCTGACCTTTGAAGACGTTCAACGTCACATCTGATGGCAGCAAAAAGAAAGATCACCGAGGCGACACGTCGTGCTCGGCGTAAATACAATGCAAC